AGTTGATGATGTCATAACTCTGATTTGGGCGGGGCTAATCCATGAAGAAAAAGATCTTAAGCATGAACAAGTCTATGAACTGCTCGATGCTTCTGATTATTCCTTTATGGATGTAGTCGATTTGATTGCAAAAGGATTTGGAGTCTCCACTCCTGAACTTGACGCTCTAAAAAAAAAGGCTTCGACACTGAGCATGAATGGAACTGGAGCGAAGCAAGAGAAATAGCATACGGATTTCTAGGAATAAAAAATGAAGAAGAATTCTGGGATCTTACTCCACGTGAATACTATGAGAAACTCACAGGATATCATCTCAGAGATGACGAATACTGGCATAGATCAGCTACTCTCACTGCATGGATCGTCAATGTATGCGGACTAGGATTAGGAACTCTAAAACGCAGGATCTCTCCAAAGCAGCTTCTAGGATTAAAAGTCGTAAGTGCAGAAAAAAGAAGAGAGGATAGGAAAGGATATGAAGCTCTGAAAAAGGAGCATCAACATTTACATAAAAAGATTTTTGCTAGTAAAGAAAAAGAGAAGGAGAAAGCTTTAAGGAATATTAAAAGAGAGATTATAAAATGATCATAAAATCACTTTTAGTAAGAATCGGAGCGGACATTTCTGAAGTAGATGCAAGTCTGAATAGAGTAGGAAGATCCATGAAGACTGCTGGAGCTGGATTCAAAAACATAGGAAAGACTCTCAGTACTAGAGTATCAGCTCCACTCATAGCAATGGGCGCTATTGCTCTCAAAGTAGGAGCGGATTTCGAGCAAGCTATGATGAACGCTGCTTCTGTCTCAGGAGCTACAGCAGACGAAATGAAGGAAATGGAGGAGACTGCACGCAAGATGGGCGCAACGACTGTCTTCTCCGCTAAGGAAGCTGCTGATGCTATGTATTATATGGCAAGTGCAGGATGGAAAGCTGCTGATATGTCGAAAGCTTTAAAACCTACTCTGGATCTCGCAGCAGCTACTCAATCGGATCTTGCTTTCACTACGAATACAGTCGTATCAGCTTTGAATCAATTTGGACTCACTTCTAATGATGCAGGAAGAGTCTCGAATGTCTTTGCTGCAGCTATCGCAAATTCTCAAGCTACAATGGAGAAACTCTCGACATCGATGGCGTATGCGGGTCCAGTTATGAAGAGCTTAGGAAAAGGAGTGGAGGAAACAGGAGCAGCTCTCATGGTCATGTACAATGCAGGACTCGATGCTTCGATGGCAGGAACAGCGCTCAAAGGAATTATGGGGAGACTCGCTGAAGCAAATGCTTCCACTACAAAAGCAGTGGAAGGATGCGGAATAGCAATGTCGGATCTCAATCCTGAGACTCACAGTCTAGCTGAAATTGTAAAGACATTAGGAGAAAGCGGAGCGACTACTGGAGATATCTTTTCAATCTTTGGACAGCGAGCGGGTCCAGCTATGGTTTCTCTGATCGGAGCTGGAGCTGATAAGCTTCTGGAATATCAAGGAACAATCACTGGAACTGCTGCTGCTGGTAAAATGGCAGAAATGCAGATCAATACACTCAAAGGAAGCTTTAAGCTTTTGACATCAGCTCTCACAGAAGTAGCGATTAAGATATCAAAAGTTCTGATGCCGATTGTGAAAGGATTCATTGATAAAGCACTTATTCCTTTAGTTGAATGGATAGGAAGTCTTCCTAAAGGATTGAAAATTGCAGTCATCGCTATAGCAGCTTTAGCTGCTGCTGTGGGTCCAGTTCTCATGGTCATTGGAATGTTGATTTCTATGCTTCCAGCATTGATCACAGGATTAGGAATTCTAGCTGGAGCATTTACTCTTTTGACTGCAGGAATCGCAATCGTTGGTGTTGCAATCGTAGCAGGAATCGTCCTCTGGACTAAATATAGAAATGCACTCAATGAAGTGAAGAAAGCTGATGAGAGATTAGTGGAAGCTCAAAAATCATTGAGACAAAAACTCATTGATATGAAAAATGAAGCTGGCATGACTGGAGAAGAATTTGGAAAGCTAACTAATAAATATAAAGGAAACATAGTCGCTATGACAATGGCGATCTATAAAGGAAAAGAAGGAGTGGAGCTCCAGGAAGCTTTAGCTAAAGTTAGCAAAAAACATAAAGAGGAAATAGATAAACAAAAAGAGAGTTATGAGGCGGTTATTCCAAAACTCGAAGACTACAAAGTAAACTTGCAGGAAGTTCCAGGAATTGTTAGTAAGATGACTGAAGAGCTAAATAAAGCTACTCTCAGTGAATACGAATATGCAAAAGAGACGCTTGATAAAAAGAAGGAAGACAGAGAAGAAGCTATTGCAAGTGAGATTGAAGATGAAACGGAAAGAGTGAAAGCACTATCTCTTAATGAGGAGATCTACAGATTAGCGATGGAGAAGCTTGATAAAGATCACAAGGAGAAAGAAAAAAAGAGATACGAAGATCAGAATGAAGCTTATTTGACTGCAAAGGATCAGCTAACTGATTCCATAAAGCAGCTCACATTATCCGAGCATGACTATGCGCTTTGGAGTCTTGATAGTGAATACAAAGCTCAAGTGAAACATATAGAGGATACGATAAAAGATGAAAAGAAAAGAAATGAACTCCTAGCAGCTCTGGATAAAAAACATCATTTGGAAAAAGAAGCAGCACAAGAAGAACATTTAGCGAAGATGACTGATCTTGAGACAGTTACTTATGGAACTTTAACTCAATTATATGGAAATTTCATAAGCGATACTCTTTCTGCTTTTGAAGCTTGGGGTGAAGGATCGATGAGTCTTCTTGAAGGAATGGGGATGGCATTTAAAAGTCTAGCGAAGGCTGCTATTGCAGCTCTCAAAGATATAATAGCGCAGGAAGCGATATCAGCAGTCAAGACTTTGATCAAAGAGAAAGCAAAAGCAATCGCTAAAGTCATCACATCCGTCATGGCGCTTCCTTTTCCGCTTAATATACTTGCAGTTGGAGGAGCTATCGCAGCAGTCACATTACTCTTCTCGAAGATCAAACTTTTCAAAGAGGGGGGATTCGTACCACAGCAAACACTTGCTATGCTGCATCCAGGAGAGTATGTCGTAAATGCTCCAGATGTTAAAGCGCTATCCAAAGCTGGCGCTGGAGCAGGAATGAGCGGAGGATTTATCATAAATCAAAAAAATTATTTTTATGGAAACATATCGAATGTAGGAGATCTAGATGAGATCTCAAAACGTCTTGCACAGAGAACAAGAAGAGCTATTGAGCGAGGAAGAAAATGACAATTAATAAGATTAAGATAATCGATTCTATCGGACAGGAATATACGCTTCCTGAGACATTTGAATTAATATCAGATCCTGCAGGAAGAAGGAGTGAGATCCTGGACACTCCTTTCTCTCATGGAGGAAAAGATATCTCTGATGGAATGTTCACTCCAAAAAATGTAGAGATCGCAGGAAAGATATGGGCTGAGAGTGATGCTGAATACAACACGAAATGGGATGCTCTTGCTGAACATCTTATAAAAGAGAACATTCGTATTGAGCAAAAGAATCGTCAACTTCGTCTTCTGAAAATAGTTGAGATCTCGCATGAATATCCGTCTCCTGTGAGCTATCATTATGGTGAAGTCTCCATCATTCTTGCTGCAGCAGATCCTTTCTGGTATTCAAAGAGCGCAGTACAGCAAGACATTCCAGTGACAAGTTCTCCTAAGAATTTCCAATTTGATGTCGGAGGAAAAGTGGAGACATGGGCTACTATCATCATCGAGAACAATGCTGATAATTTTGATTTCAAAATTAAAAATATAACTGATAGTAATCGAGAATTTCGTATCCAAGACACAGGAGCTGATAACGGAACAACTGTCATAGTTGACTGTAAGGAAGGAACTGTGCTGCGGAATTCTACAGATCTCATTCCAGTCTTCACAGGACTTTTCCTCAGACTCCTGGGAGGAAGAACAAATCAATTCACATACACTGGAGCGAACTGCGATCTCTCTTTTCAATATTTTGAATGTTGGATCTAAATTATGCCTAGATTAAGAGAAAAGAAGCGTCTGCGTGAACATAGGATTCTAGGAATTAAGACTGGAATTCCGACTTATATTCCTCCTGAGCTAATTCTCAGAGGATTCAAACTTAAATTCTATAATACCAGCGATGTGAAAATAGGAGAGATCGGATCTGAAGTGAAAGTTGGTAAAATATCAAATGTGCAATTTGAGCTGATGAATTTAGGATGCGCTGCTTTCTCTTTTGTAATCGAGGACAAACCATCATTCGCTATCTCATATAGAACACGTGTCGATATTCATCCTTATTTCGATCCTACAGCATGGTTCACAGGATTTATTCAGTCGATTCCACAAGTAGGACAAAAGCGACCTTTTGAATATTCTGGATTTGGATTTTATGAGCAGTTGGATTGGGTGACAGTGACAGGAAGCTATACATCGGATGATATAGCAGTCATTGTTAAAGACATCATCCAGAATACAGTCGCTCCAAGTACACAGATAATTTATAATGCAGCTAAAGTCCAGAGTCCTAGCTATACAGTGGAGAACATTGATTTCGATCATACTTATGCGAAGGATGCAATCCAGACATTAGCTGATATGGCGCAAGACTATGAATTTGGAGTAGATAATTCTAGAGAGTTTTATTTCAGACCGATAGATACAGATGTGCATTATAGCTTTTGGGTAGGAAAGCATTTTCAGGATGCAAATATTGAACAGAATCCTCATAAAGTGAGGAACAAATTATACATCAAGATAGGAGAGATCCAAGTAGGAGGATCAAATATCATAGGAAGCGTACAAAATAATCCGAGTATTTCTTCTTATGGACTTCGAGAAGAAGTCATCAATGTTCCAGAATCGATGGACTCGACTGATGCTACAAGATGGGCGAATGAGATCCTAGCGAAGAAAAAAGATCCTGAGATTAAAGCATCTATAAAAAACATTTTCTTTGATGAAACGAAAGCTGTGATAGAAGCTAAAGGAAAGACAAGGATCACTGTTTATGATGCTACGGAATATGAACTTTTTATAAGATCCATAGCTTATATAATATCACCTGGGGGGATTTTAGGAAGCATGGAGCTAGAGTGAGAGATGGAAAAACTCGAAGACAAAATATTAGAATTACTTAAGCAGTTGGAAGAAGAGAAGCGTTTAGCAGATAAGAGAGCAAAGCAGCTCTATGATCTAGTATCAGCAGGAGGGGGAGCTGCAGTTCCTCAGCCGTTTCTATTTCTAGGATATTAGGAGATTATCATGGCATTTAAAAGATTAGGAAAAATTAACATTACTGATACTGACTGGCATGTTCTTTATACAGTTCCTGGAAGTAAATATGCGATTATAGCTACAATTCATTTT